AGAGCAATCAGTGCAATAATCAAAACTTTTCCCAAACAAGCTTCCTTTATTATGAACCGCCACTATCTACTACTCTACTGTCTGGGTGTATACTTGATGTTTACCATAACAGAGGTTCTTCTTGTAAACCATGCCGAAGATCATGAAGATACAAAGATGGAACTTAAAAGGTTGAGAGACAGATACAAGATTGACGATCCAGAAGATCTGATTGAAGACAAAATTATTGACACAGGGTTCCCTTTCTCTTCTTTGGAGCCAAAGATTCCAGAAAGTGTTCCTGTGGATACTGAGACCTATACACCACCATCAGGGAGAGTACCTGATAGAAATCCTAGAGAAGCTACAACTACTACTCCTCCAACAGCAAAACCACAAGAAACAGACACATTGTCATGTGATAGTTTTGATAAAAACAACTGCATTATAAAGGGGGTCAGCAATTTTAATGCTCATTACCAAATAAAAACTTCAAATTCTATTTTGTCTTGCTTAACTGATTCTGAAAAGATATTTGATGCTTGTTTGTTTGATCAAGAAATTAAAAGAAAGAGCTTTCTAAAAATGCCTGTTGTACCAGTTTTAAAGCTTGAGAACAAAAGAGTCCTAGAAATTGGGTCAAAATTCTTTTTTGTAGATTCATCAAATGATCCTATTCTAACTGACTCTAAGACAGGTATGTCTGCTCCCACAATCTCAAGACTTTCTGTGAGATTCTCTGGAGATTGTGTCATAGATCAAGTGTCTATGTCATCACCTTACATGATAAAAATCAAAACCACAGAGAACATAGGCTTTTCTGTCAAAAACATAAAAGATCCCCAGTACAGCACTTTCCAAACTGTTTCTGGAGACAGGTCTGTTTATCTTAAAACAGATGAACTTGATGGGAACCATTTCTTTCTTTGTGGAGACAAGTCTAGTTTCATAAAAAAAGTAGATGTGCCTGTTAGAAATTGTGTTTCAAAGTATTCTGACGAACCAAGGAAGATATTTTTCTGTGCTAATTTCTCTTACTTCAAATGGATTTTTGTGTTCCTGGTTATAACTTTCCCAATCACATGGGTCCTCTGGAAAACAAAAAAAGCAATGTCAATATGGTATGATATTGTTGGAATATTGACATATCCTATCTTAATCCTGATAAACTATTTTTGGTTGTACTTTCCTTTTAAATGCAGGGTATGTGGTAGCCTTTCAATTTTTTCTCACACATGTTCGAAATTGTGTGTCTGTAACCAATCGGATTCTTCTAAGGAACATGCAAAAGAGTGTTATCTATTTAATAAAAACACTAAAGAATGGAAAAGCTTATCTTTAATTGATCATTTCCAATTCACTGTCAACACAAAAGTCAGCTCAGAATTCCTCATATTTATCACAAAAATGCTTTTTGCTGCTTTACTTATTTCTTACATCCCAAGCAGCCTTGCATTATCAATGGAGAAGAACATGTGTGTGGAGAAATGTTATTACAGCAAAGATTTAGAAAGGTTGACTACAGACAAAGATGGTTCTGGGAAAAATGCAATGGATACTTGCGAATGTGCTATAGGAGAGTTAATAACAGAAACTGTTTATAGAGGTGGTACTCCTATATCTAGAGCTACAACTAAAAATGATTGTATTTTATCAGCATCTTCTTGTTTGACTAGTTTGAACCAGGCTAAAAATCTATTTGCTTGCAGAAACGGTTGCAATGCTCTATCTACTCTAGAAAAAATACCTAAGGTCAAATATAGTAAAGGATACAAAGGGTTGGAATATCCTGGCAATCTGACTACTCTAAAAATAGCTAACCGACTTAGACAAGGGTTTGTGGACAGTCAGTCTGAGGTGAGGAACCTAGAGACTAAGATCACCAAAGATCTGGAATACTTTAAAAGCCTTAAAGTAGACGATATCCCTCCAGAAAATGTAATGTCAAGACAGTCACTTGTTTTTTCTACAGAAGTCGATGGTAAATACAGATACATGATAGAGATGGATATAAAGAAAGATACTGGATCTATTTACTTGCTAAATGATGATAGTTCACATGTGCCTATAGAATTCATGATTTATGTAAAGAGTGTTGGTGTTGAGTATGATGTTAGATATAAATATTCTACCGCTAAAGTTGATACAACTGTGACTGACTATCTTTCTGTTTGTACTGGGACATGTAAGGATTGCAGGAAGTCAAAAACACCTGTTGGACACAATGATTTCTGCATCCAACCAACATCATGGTGGGGATGTGAAGAATTAGGCTGTCTTGCTATAAATGAAGGAGCTATTTGTGGGCACTGCACCAATATTTTTGATCTGAGCACAATAGTCAATGTGTATCAAGTTGTACAAAGCCACATCACTGCAGAAATATGCATTAAATCACTTGATGGGTATAATTGCAAAAAACACACAGATAGAGTGCCTATACAAACTGATCATTATCAGTTGGACATGAGCGTTGATCTCCACAATGATTTCATGAGTACAGATAAGCTTTTTGCTGTAACTAAACAACAAAAGATTCTTACAGGCAGTATATCAGACCTCGGAGACTTCTCGTCAGGTGCCTTTGGACATCCACAGATAACTATAGATGGCTCTCCTCTCTCTGTTCCGGCAACACTGTCTAGAGATCAATTTTCATGGAGCTGTACAGCAGTTGGTTCTAAATCGGTTAATGTAAAACAATGCGGATTGTTTAGCTACAATATGATATATGCTTTAACTCAATCAAAAGATTTTTCCATAATGGATGAAGAAAATAATAAATTGTACATGACTAAAGACTTCCTTGTAGGGAAACTGAAGGTGATTGTAGACATGCCTAAAGAAATGTTTAAGAAGACACCAAGCAAACCAACTTTAAGTGAAACTAAAGTCAGCTGTTCTGGATGTTCTAAGTGTGCTATGGGTTTAGAATGTGATTTAGAATACACCTCAGACACAACTTTCTCTGCTAGGATGATGATGGATAGTTGTTCTTTCAAATCCGACCAAATAGGTAGTTTTATTGGACCAAATAAAAAGAAGATTAAAGCTTATTGCTCTGATAGCATAAAAGAAAAAACTATAAAATTGGTTCCAGAAGATCAAGAGGATTTAACAACTGAATTAAGGATTGATCAAGTTGAGATAATTGATCAAGATACTATAATAAGTTATGATGACAAAAGCGCTCATGATGAAAATATACATCATTCTGACACAGGAATATCTACATTATGGGATTGGATCAAAGCACCATTCAACTGGGTTGCATCATTCTTTGGGAATTTCTTTGATATCGTCAGGATCATTTTGGTTGTTTTGGCTGTGTCTCTGGGAATTTATATAGTAAGTTACATTTATAATCTGTCTTTCAGTTATTACAAAGAAAAAAGGAAAAGGAAAATGGAAGATGATCTAGAAGAAGTGAGTCTGTCTCTTCTTTCTAAAACCAAGAAAAATGGTGAGACCAGGAGAAGAAGTCCTCCTAAAACATATGACTTTCCTATAGATTTTTGAATTAATTAAGTTAATAAGTATGTATGAATAAATATACAAAAATAAAAATAAAAATAAATAAAAATAAATAAAATAAACAAATAAAATAAAAAGAGCCTAAAAAGGCCAAAATTGGCCTGAGCCTTATTTAATTACATTTTGTTTTTTGTTTTTTGTTTTGCTTTTTGTTGTTTTTCTTTTTTTGTTTGTTTTTGTTTTTTGTTTTTTGCTTGGTTTTCTTTCTTTTTCCTTCTATTTATGAGTTAATTTCCTTCTTCTTTTTTCTTTTTTGTTTGTTTTGGGTTTATTACTTTATTTATAGATTGTTTTATTATTCAAACAAACTAGGTTCATCTAGCTCAATCTCAAGCATCTCAGAACCCTCACCAGCATCTTCTTCCAGTGCAACTTTTTCAGCAATCTTCTGCAACGATATTATCTGGTTTTTTATAGCTTTCCCAGTTGTTCCTTTCGGGATCATGAGTTTACAAGCTTCTATTAAAGCAGCAGATCTAATTGCTTTGGCTCTATTTATAGGTATAACATCACAAGTGTTGCTATCAGAAGCGATAGCTGTATCACAGAAGTTTTTTACCCATGAATACATAACAGAAGCAAAAGAAACTCCTTTAGCATATTTTTCATCACTTGTCAAGTTGAGCTGCATGCATCTTTTTGGAACATTCCTGTCTTTATTGAAAGACCAATTTAGATGGAAAACAAAGCATAAGGGATTTTCCAGAGTGCCCTGCTTGCTTATGATCAGCTTTTCCTTTGGAGTTAATTTGTTCTGGTCTATTATAGTTGCTTTAACAAACCCTGCAGAATCAGGTATTGTTGGCACAACCCAGACGATTAGTCTTGATAAATGCATGTATTTTCTTTTGCTATCCCAAGTTGGAATAATGTTTATAGTGCAACTCACTTTTTCTTCTCCATTACCAACTAGAGAGTCATCTTTCCAATTGCTTAGATGAGTGCTTTTTTCCACAATCAATCGAGACAAGATATCATCTGAACTGGTTTCAATGGAAGAACCACCTTCATAGGAGCCTAAAACTGTTGAATCAGAAGAAGAGATATACTGGTTTCCATTAAACGTGGAGGCTTTGTTCCTCATAGCGATATCAACATCTTTTTGTGTAACTTTCCTGCTTAAAGCTAGTTTGTCATCAGAGTCAATTTTTCTAATTGCCGGAGATAGATCATTATTTTCATTGGAGATGAACTTCTCGAAGACGTTAGTTATGCGAGACATACTGGTGACGTTTTAATTGGCAAAGATTGTTTCAGATATTTGATTGTTGCACCGATTGCTCT